AAATACGTCTTTATCGAGGACCCATTATTACATATTTTTCTCTTCTATAAACAACATTTAAGCATAAAGCATTATATTACTTAGGATTCTGTGCCTTTGATAGACTGATAGAAATTGAAGTTTGTATAAATATTTTAAAAATCATATAAATTAGATGCAGCATAGTAATATGATTTACTTAACATTTATACTATATATTAAAAATAAAACTTCGGCATAAAGCACAATTTCTATATGTGTTTTGATAACCATTACTATAAAACTCTATAAGTAGAGCCTATTGTTTTTATGCAGGACATAAAGTACAATAGCTAAAACAATAGTAATGATCTTCGGCACATGATCAGTGGCACGTTGTTTTTCCACCCTACGGCATATAGCACTTGAGGGAAGTTGTCAATTCAACTTAATTACCTACTAAATCCATTCGGTTTAATAACTTTCGGCACTAACTAGTATTAGTGTCTCTACAAATGTAAAGACACTAATATTAATTGATAAGCTTTACAGTACTTATCGGCACAGGTTCGGAGTTGTTATTAATCATCCCAATCATTCAGGACGTCATAACACTGCTTCTGCAACTGGTTACGCAGAGTGTAGTATTCATCAGAAATACTACGTAAAGCTTTAGCTTTTTCATCATCGACTTTACAATTTGCTTCACGAAATTCTTCCGGTGTCATCTTTCCTTCTTTTACTGCAATTTCATTTGCTTCTTTAGCCTTCAAACAAGCCTTGATTGGATCTTCTTCGTCACGATTACGCTGCAAATTCAACAATGCATTTTTGCGTTCGAATTCAGAGTCAACAGCGATACGCATCATTTCCTTTGTCAATTTTGCGTTACGTTTTTTAGCCAGTTCTTCAGCTGCTGCAGTTACTACTTCTTTGTTGATGATTCTACCATTACGGATTTCGTCTTTAATTTCGCTCATAATTTTGATAATTTTAATTGTTAATAAATAAAGTTTATTTGGATAATTCGTTTATTACGAGATCATTAATTTTTCTCCAGTATTCATGACCTTGTTTAGTATGTCTCCAAGGGAATGCAAGATCAATAGGGCACTCAGAGTTAATATTATAGCATATATTTTCTCTTGCTGTTCTGTCGGACCAACCATAACGAATAATTTTGTCTGTATATTCTTTTATGAATTTACCTTCAGCTTTATTTTCTCTTAAGACATTCGATAATACTGGATTTTTATTTAATTCTTCTCGTATTAATTTTTTAATTTTACTTTTTCTTTCTTCTGGTGGATCTTTTGGTGGATCTTTACCAGAGGCAAAATTTTGAAGAATAAATTCGTCAAATTCATCACTCCGACCCATACTTTTTACTTTTTAATAAGGTTATTATATTCTGTTTTGAAGATTTCTTTAAATGCATTACATTGCTGTGGATACAATTTAAGAAATTCTTCATTTGTTAGTTTTCTACCCACTCTAGTTCTACAGAACTTTTGAGCTTCAGAAACTTCAACACCAGCTCTGGCATCGCGTACACCAGAAATAGTATTGTACCAAGTTCCCATTTTACCGTTTGAACCACAAATTACCTTAAATCTTTCAATTTCTTTAATGGCTTGTCCATTAAATACATGAATACTTGTGGTAATTGTTTTCTTTTCCTTTTTCTTTGTCTTTTTATTATAGACAAAGATGTCTTTTGTTCCCTGTTTCTTTTCATACAAAGGAACAGCACTTTTGGTAGCTCCAACATGGAGAACGGCAAGGATGCGAGAACTTACCTGAGGATCTTGTGCAAAATACAAGACTTTACTTTCTTGTTTCTGTGCTTTCTTTACACGATGTTGTTCTCATGTAATCTTGTTTTTTGTCCGCATAATTAATTGATTTAATTATTAATAAAAATAGTTTTTTTAAGCCTCGTATATGAATACGACACATAATTATAAGAGAGATTACGATAATCTCTCTTATCATATTATGCCTCCCACAAAGCCATAGGTACTATACCTGTAAGCTTTTTATTAAGTCGTGGATGAGTATAAGTATACTCTACAATTGGTGAATGTTTATCACGTATCACTTTTTTAAAAGTACATTCTACTTCTACTCGAGTTACAGAACTCTTGTAAGGATCAAACTGTACTTTACTATTTTGTGGTATATATAACCACAAAAATAATTTCTTTTTACTTTTCATATTTGATTGTTTTAAGATGCGAATAAAAAGAAAGTGTTTGTCTTATTCATTTAACTTATTTCGACAATATCCCAACTACTTTATCGACGTACTATATATCTTCATATAGCTTTGATTTGTCTTAGGACTCTGGACTTTTACACTTTCTTGGGGATAACCACCATATAATAAAAATATTTGACGTTACTGGCGAGTTTCATCATATTTTTTATTCTCTCTTTTGTAAGGAAGCATCCGCTTCTTATGAGAATTTTTATTTTCTCGTAAAGATTTGGATGCTTTCATGTCTTTAAATGTCTTTCCCATTAGAATCTAAATTTGGTTATACCAAGATCTAAGAAGTCACATAACCATCCTAAACCATTAGATTTAAGATAATTCTGTGCTGAAGCATCCATATTCTGTTTTAAGAATAGGATTGCCTGTGCTACTTTCGGATCTCCGTTACCATAGAGTGTAAAGAATCTTCCACTCCAATCAGAGTCTTGAGGATTACCTACAACATCAATTAATACTTTTGCAGCATTGATAGATGTTGCATTTGACAGTATAGCATTTGCTTCACTTTCATCATAAGTTGTAACAACTAATGAATCAGCATCAGCTTGTGGTTTTACTGTCGTAAAGAAGTCGTGCTTAATACGATTCATGATCGCATCAAACTGTGCAGGAGCAATACCATTAGGTATTTTCACTTCTACGTGTTGTGATGCATCTGGCATCACAATTAATACAATTCCTTTCATTTTTTGGATTGTTTTTAAATTTGACATTTGATGACGGCATTGTATCTACAACTACAATGCAAATAACGAATGAACAGTGAGGGTATTGTTGTAGCAATACATAAACAAAAAGAAATTTTACCTAATAACGAGGATTGGTTTAGGAAAATTTGACTATCAAAACTTGTTTTAAGATACAGCAGAATTGTATTGTCAGTACAATTCTTATCATCTCCATGATTTTTACGTCCGCACGATCATAATATTTGTGATTATCAGTATTAATTAAAGCAATCACCACTCTAATTATTCTGCATAAAATACTACTTACGCCCCACATGGTTGTCATTTACTGAGGACGACTGCACCTACATTCACATGCAAGTACAGCCACTGAAGAAATAATGAAGTTGCAAACTGTTATTGATACACTATTGTATCCTTGGCAGCTTTTGCTGGAATTGGTACCTTCTCAGGTTCCTTTTCTTTCTTTAACTTAGTAGTTATTTCTACTCCTTCAATCCTTTTTCCATCTACTCCAGGATTATCGAGTCCTTGTTTTTCTAATTGTTTAGCAATTTGTAAGGATATGTAATACTCCCTATTACGTTCGTATTCATATACATAACTTCTTACAGGTTCTTGCGTACCCAATTTTTCAAACAATGCTTGCATTATTGCTGGTGGAAAGTTACTATAAACTTCGTAACACCTGGATGATTCTCTAAGATCATTCCATTCTTGCATAGCTTCTTCCACTGTAGGCACAGCTTGCATTTCAGACTCAATAAATTCCTCAGTAGTGGAATTCTGTGTAACACCAGGGATTTCTCCCTTGATATACTTGTAAGTGCAAATACCTGCACATACCAACAGTAGTACTAATACTACCGACACGAAGCCTTTAAAGGCTCCTGAACCTTGTTCATTTTCCATTTTTTGATAAACGTTTATTAATTAATAAAAATTGAACTATATAATTGATATAAATCAATTATTCTTTTGGAAACGAATCTATAACACTGCGTATACTTCCTATAAGATCTAAGTATAAAGATTTATATTTCATTAATTCTTTACGCTCTTTTTCATATTCTTTCTTATTAAGAAGAATACATTCTTGAGGGAATAGATTTTGTAGATGTGAATAAACTGTT